GTTTCCCAGTCACGATCTAGCATGGACGAGTTAAATACAAATAGTATACAAAGAAAGTCGGCTTTTGTTACGAAAAAAGAGGTTGTCAAAATTCTGAGGATTTCCGATTCTGAGTATTTAACGTTGATAAAACACGGAGTTTTGAAGCCGCTCAGGGCACGGAAATACAAAACCAGGCGAAATGAAAAGAAATACTTTCTTCGGGACGAAGTCGATAAATACAAAAGAAAGAATGATGGAGAATAAGTGCAATGAGTGTTTTAGAAAAATTCAAAGTACCCGATTACGTACAGCAGCGCATTTTTCTATATCGCGCTGATATCAAAAGGTTACTCAAGGTATCCGATAGCGAATATAGAATGTTGCTTGATCGCAAAATCCTAAAGCCAATCGGTGAACGCGAAGGTCAAGGGAAACGGATATTCCTGCGAACGGATGTATGGCCTTACATAAAACAACGTAATAACTAATAGCTACTGGAATATCGTTTATGTCAGCACGTGAAAACTGTCTCTACTGTGGAAGAAAGTTATTTGAATATGCGGTTGCTAATAATCGCCGCTTCTGTATGCAATCTCATAAACGAAAATTCGAAAAAAAATTTGGTAAGCCTTTTTGGAAAACGAGCGAGTATAAGAATAAGGAGCAGTAAAAATGAGTGTGGTAATGATACTAACGTCAATTGCATGGACTACGAAAGTTTACGCGTCAATGGCTATTCTTGACGGTATAAAAAAGATCAATGATGACAATAACAAGTTTCTCGATGTCGATGATAACGACGACGGGTTTCTTGTTTGAGAGGTGTAGATATGTGGTTAATAATTTCTGTATTTGTGAACATTGCGTTGCTTTTGTTTTGTATCTCTTTCTGGAAGAGGAGTATACGATTGATGGATGATCTATGGCAACTTCGTAAGTCGATGCACAAAGTTATCGAAAGAAACAAACATCATGACTCTAACTTTCGCAGTATTAATATGTTACAGGACGAATTAAAAGATTATACGAAGGTGATTTAATGAAACTGTATAAGACGACTACCCATGAACTACCCTGCCCTTTGAGTACTGATGAAGTAATGAGTAAGGGCGAGCAACTTGGACAGGCAGTAGTAGAAATCAAGAGTTTGGGCGAAAAGATATCTGAACTTCGAAACAAGGTTAAAAATCTCTCCTACTCAAAAGATCTATTGGCCGAGTGTATACGCTCCCGGTCTGAATATCGTGATATCCCGTGCTCTATCTATTTGGACGATGAAACTGAAAAAATCGAATTGGTGACACTGCGAGACGATACTAAAGAAGAAATTTTTCGACGAGAAGCAGTAGGCGAGGAAAAACAAATGTTATTGGATCTTGATAATGACTAAGCAAACCGGATCAGAATTAGTTGTACGTAATCGCGACTTGAGTAGGGATCTGGACCGAATCGTACGTGAATTACAAGTTGAGGACTGGAGCGGGCCTATTGAGCAAGCAATAGTTCTTGCAACCGCAATAGAGTTGATGCGGGAAAAGTTGACTGAAGAGCTAATGCGGCCAATTAAGTTTCTTTGCGGTAGTAAGATTGGATTTCGAACTGATAAGGATAGTACAAACGAAAGTTATTCCAACGACGTTATCCGGGATTGTTTCATCGAATCGTTGATGATCGGTCTTAGACCTACCGGAAATCAATGGAATATCATTGCCGGTAATATGTACGTGACGAAAGAGGGATGCACCAAACTATTATCTGATATTGACGGATTAATCTACGATGTGGTATGCGATATCCCTAAGAATATTGAGAACAAATCTGGCGATGTTGGGGCATTGGTCGAGGTGACGGTAACGTGGAAAGTTGGCCAAAACCCAAAAAATGAGAAGTTGTTAAAGTTCGCTTGCAAGGGTGCCAAGGATAGAAAAGGTCGAGTTGTAACCGGTCCCGACGCATACATGGGAAAGGCCGAACGTAAAGCTAAGAATTGGCTATATAACCATTTAACCGGAAACAACATCACTGAAGGTGACGTTTCCGATTCTATAGATGTTCAATCCGAAGAAGTAACCAATGACTCTCCGCCTCGTTTGGCAACAATGGCAAAGACCGCAGATTCGGGCACATCAACACCGGATAGTAAAGGGGAACTGCTCACCCTGGAGCGAGAAAGTGACGGTGATGTTGCGGTAGATGAATTGTTGTCGAACGAGGTTTCTTCTAAAAAATCTTCAAAGTCTTCCAAGGTTACTGATATCGATGCTGATTTCGGAACCTACCTGCATTCTTTGGGAATGATGAAAGCTCGCTTGGCGCTCGTTGACGCTGGTTATATGAAATCTGGCGGTAGTATCCTTGAGATAAGCCAAGACGTTAAAAAGGGTATTCTATCGAAAAAATCTGGCTTCGAAAAGTTGGTGCAGAAGGTGAAAATATAATGATTCTGTATGCGGATGTAAATAAATGGCAAAACGCACTTTAGGTTTCGAGTTTAGTAAAAGCACCGTTTGTGATAGCGGTTACGGTTACGGTTACGGTTACGGTGACGTTGACGGTGACGGGTTTGGTTACGGTCACGGTGACGGTGACGGTTACGGTGACGGTGACGGTGACGGTTACGGTGACGGTGACGGTGACGGTGATGGTTACGGTTGCGGGAAAGGGTTTTAGTAATGGAGAAGATATAATGAGCGGTTGGAAAGTTGAAAGCAATGATTCTTACCACAGTTCTGTCGGAATCAGTTCTACCGGAATCAAAAAGATACTGCGGAGTCCAGCGCACTTTAAGTACGGCGATACTCCTATATCCCCAGAAACCGCGTATCGAGGGACTTTGGTTCACACTGCGCTATTGGAACCGGAACGATTTAATAAGAATCAAGTTGACCGTCCGAAAGGTAATCGGTCGCAAAAGGAAGTAAAAGTCCGTTGGGAAAAGTTCTGGGAAGACTTAGACTCGCGAGGGCTTCTAAGGATACCGCTCGACGAGGCTAAGAAACTTAAGGCCGCAGACGAGAAGCTTGCTTATTCCGAAGACTGTATCGTTTTGAGCGATAGTGATCGGCGCATGATAAACGGTATACGCGCGCAATTCCAAAATTACCCGAACTATCAGTCGTTATTAGAGGGTGTTCACGAAGTTTCTGGAAAAATAGATTTACCTTGGGATTTGGAAGGTTTAGGGACTTGTCCTGTGACGGTAAAAGTAAGACCGGATAACCGTAGTAAAAATAGGTGTTTCCTTTCCGACATAAAAACAACTACGGACTGTCGCGATTTCCAGCGGACAGTATTTAAGCTCGGTTACCATATTCAAGCCGCCATGTACCTAGATGTCGCTGGGCTTCTGGATAGCCAAGATTATGACGTCTTTCATTGGATCGCTATTGAAACCGAACCACCGTACGGAATCCAATGTTACGAAGCTGCTAACAATAGCGATTGCATACGTGCTGGTCGGGCTTCCTATGAAAAAGGCTTGGATAGTTACGCGAGATGTTTAGTAAACGATAAATGGCCTTGCTATGACGAATCTGTTAGATCCGTCCACTTGCCGAAATGGATGGTGAATCATGAATGAATTTATTAGTTGTCTGCTTGTGATTGCGCTTATCGTTATTTTTCAGTTAGTGCCCATATTGGCACTTGCCAATTTTAATCCATTAGGAGTGAATGTTATGTCGAACAATAATTTTACTAGAACTCAAGCAATCGCTGAAAGCGACTCAATACCTAAATGTGTTAAGTGTAAAGCACCGTTGGTGGATAATTCTTTTGTTCGAAAGGCGTACGTATGTAGCAATAAAGCGATGACCGCAAAGTCTAAGCTTTTAATGATCGCTACTAAGATTGAATCTAACGAAGTCGACTTAAAGTGGGTGCAGGAAAACATATCTAAAATCGCTCTTAACCTGGAATTTGTGGACAGCTAGAAAGACGGATTGTGGACACGGGATATATACGACTTAATCGACAATTCCTGGATAGCGATTTATGGAACGAAAAACGTGTTTTTTCTAAAGCCGAGGCATGGATCGACATCCTTTTCGAGGTTCGTTGTAAAAGCGATCCTGAAAAATGGGGGCAGTCTTTAATCTCTATAAGCTCGTGGTCCGCTCGTTGGGGATGGAGTCGCTCAAAAGTATCTAGATTCTTTGATTATTTAAAGCGTGAAAAAATGATTTCCGTACAAACTAACAACAAATCGACACAGTTAACGGTATTGAACTACGAGGTTTACGACACGCCGCGAACATCAAACGAACATCAAGGCGAAATTAAGCGAAAATCGACGAACAGCAAACCGGAACAGTTAAATACATTAACCAACGAAAGTTATAACACGCCGCGAACATCAAACGAACATCAAGCGAACAGCAAACCGGAACAATTAAGACTATTAAGTCAAAAGGTTTACGACACGCCGCGAACATCAAACGAACATCAAGGCGAAACGGAAAGAGAAAGAAGAGAAAGAAAAGAAAGAAAAGAACCAAAAGAAAGAAAAGAAAGAGAAGAAAGAGAAAAAAAAGAGAGAAAGAAAAAGTCGGATTACGCAGGCTCCGTTTTACCCCTAGAGAATTTCGGAGATGTCGACATTTCGCATTCGCTCAATGATCGCTGTAAGGAAATACTAGATTTCCTCAACGAGTCTACTGGAATGAGGTTCAAGCATAATGGCACTAGCTACTACTACATCCGACAACGACTACTTGAGTTTCCCAAAGTTTCAATTGACGATATCAAGTTCATGATTGCAGCCAAGGTCGTTGAATGGACTGACGATGACGCCTTAAGCCCCTACCTGCGTCCAAGAACGCTATTTAGCCCGGTTAAGTTCGAAGAGTATCTTCAACACGGTTACAAATACCGTCGGAGAATGGAAGAAAAACAAGCAAAAAAGGTCAGTTATGAAGACCCGATTTTTTGAGACCAAAGACCCGGACTTCAGGAACATGGAGAAGTTTAGCGATACCGTCTCGCTAATGTTCAACCGAAATCTTAGTTCTAGCCAAGTTGAGATGTATAGGGCTACGGTGAATCGTTATGAAGACATTTTTGTCGACGCCCTAGAGGAGTGGAATTCCAAGAATGAACGCAATTTTGGCAGGATTCCTACACCTCGTAGCTTGAAACGGATTTGTGAGCGATTAGAGCGTGTTAAGGAATCCCGGAGGTTAGGTAAGTGCGAATGTCGGTATTGCGATAACTCCGGCATTGTGTTCACAGTGTGGGCAGGAAATACAAGAACTGATATGAAACTAATCAAGGAGCCTAAAGCCTATGCAAATGTTCGAATTTCGATAAATTCATGTGGATGTGTGAACGGGGAGAAACGGTTACTACGTAAAAATGACTTGGAGAACAGGGAGGTTGCATCGGCGCTGTTGTCCGGGGGGTATTGTTTTAAATGCACTGAAGCCGATGAGTTAATGAGACAATGCTTGAAAATGTTTAGAAATCAAAAGGTAGCGTAAAATGAAGTCACTAATTTATTCGTTAATTTTAGCTGTGGGTTTCACTGTTTTTTTGAATGCTGAAGACAATCCCGTTGAGCAGGTTGAATTACAGCTACGGCGTACAGGGATGATTAAGTTAATTACTATCTCAGGTAAGCTAGATTCGATTAACATTCGTTTGAAACATTCTCTTCAGGAAATGAATAATTTCATGGAGAAAGCGAAAGAGCAAGAATTTTTATACGATACGCCAGCGGTGTTAAAGACAAGAATGGAAATTATGAAAATGAAATACGAGCTAGTGCAAGTGTCTCGTATGTTCGAAAACTTCTCTGAAGCGTACTCGAAGGTGGCCCCCGATAATGTTGCGGATTAGTCATATCAAACCGGCTAGCTTTGTTGCGATTTTTATCTTTTTCTTGTGTACGTTGATGTTGGCGATATACCCGGAAGTTGATCGGGGAATAAAGTTCCTGGTACTCTCGAATCTACGTTCTACTGTGGTGATTATCGAGAATGATTTGCTGTCGCTTAGAGAGAGCCATATTCGGTTAAACAACACTTTCGAATCGATTAGGCGTGATGGTGATTGTAACTACGGTCAGGAAAATTTGTTAGACAATGAATCCCATTACTACAAAACTCGATTAGACGATTGTCTGCGTAGAATCAACTATCTCTCTAACGGATTATCATCAAATTACTTAAACAACAATGGGAAGTAGGGCTAGTTGGGCATATTCTAATACCGACGGTCGCGGTCATGTGGCCGTATACAAGTCGTCAGTGTGCAGCCTTTCTAAAGGCAAAGCGAGTGGTTGGGAGCCGCTAGGGTTTGCGGAGCCACGTTGCCGAACCTGTACTGACGCGTTGAAAAAAACAATTAATCCACGTAGCGGAGCTAGGGAAATAAACGGTACGTCTTGGGTCGTTTTTCGGAATTCAACGATAAAGGTTCGGCATTTAGCCGTTGGGGAGTACACGTTATGCGGCGTGGATATGGGATCGTTGTACGTGAAATACCATTCAGCGCTACCCGGAAACTGCAAGACCTGTAATATCTGCGTAAAGGTCGCAACTGGACTTCTTTCTTATGATCCTAAGAAACCCAAAATATTTCAACGGATAGTAGATTCGTGTACTCACGGTATGTACGCTATTCGAGAAGGTAAGAATCGATTTATCATAAAATCCAAGTACAAGCCGACTCGCCATTTTATGAGAGATGAAAACGGTAAGCGAGTTGGTGCGCATTTCAAGATTTCACAACCATTCGAAAAGATATTGCTTCCCGACGGTTATCTAGAAAATCTGGAGCCGTGGGAAATCAAAGAACTAAGTTTTTGAGATGTCTACTACTTCCGAGACTTCGCAGCGATATGACCTTGAGTTAGCCGGTTTCGACCCTTACGCAAATACAGGTGGCGCTTACTTCGACATCGACAAGGGCCTCAAGGTGCTTGAATTTTTCGATAAGTGCATAACTCACGTAAAAGGTCACCTTGCTCGAATGCCGATTCGTTTAGAAGATTGGCAACAACGACTTTTGGTAAACCTTTTTGGCTGGATTAAACCGAACGGTTATCGACGGTTCAAAACTCTTTTCTTGTATGTTCCCAGAAAAAATGCAAAGACCACGCTTTGCGGTGGAATTGTTAACTACGTACTATTCTGTGATGGCGAGGGCGGAGCCGAAATGTACAGCGCTGCCGCAAAGAGGGATCAAGCCTCGTTGTGTTATCAACAAGTGTCGGGTATGATAAGAAACTGCCGTGCCCTCAATAAACGCGCTACGATATACAAGTCTATGAAATCCGTTGAGCTTAAGAACGACGAAGCAACGGTCTATAAAGTTATTTCATCCGATGCAAGCTCGGAGCACGGCGGTAACTCGCATTTGGTGATTGTCGACGAGCTTCACGATCGGAAAGATTCCGAACTTGTTGACACGTTATTAACATCCACCGGATCAAGAAAACAGCCTATCGTAATATTTGTTACCACAGCGGACTTTGACCGTCCAAGTGCATGCAATGAAGAACTTGCTTACGCTCGCGATGTTCGTGACGGCATTATTGATGATCCTAGTTATTTTCCGGTAATTTACGAATCTATACGAGACAAGGACGACTGGCATAGCGAAGAGACCTGGAAAAAAGCGAATCCCAATTGGGGCGCTAGTGTGGATATTGAAAGTTTTCGCGAGAAATACGTAAAGGCTAAGAATAAGCCATCTTTCGAGAATACATTCAAGCGCCTATACCTGAACATGCAAACCGAGCAAGCCGAACGCTGGTTAGCCATGGGAGATTGGAAATTATGCACAGATACGTTTACCGATGAAGAGCTTGAGGGCGAGATTTGCTACGGTGGTTTGGATATCTCCGCTAGAGAAGATATCACGTGTTTCTGTTTATTCTTTCCATCGCTGCTTGCGGTCAAACCCTTTTTCTTTGTGCCGGAAGATAATCTAGGCAAGTTCAGGAAATACAAGGAATGGGAAAAGTCCGGCTTTATCATTAAGACCGACGGTATTACTACCGATCAACGGGCCGTATTGAATTTTATAGTTGACTGCAACGAGTACTATCGAATTGTGGATATCGGTTTTGACCCTTGGGAGTGCGTTCATTTAGCCTATATCCTGCAAGAGGAATATTGCATTGATATGGTTACATTCCCGCAGAATACCGGCAATTACAATGCACCGGCTAAGGATTTCGAGACCTGGATTAACGATCACAAGTTACGGCACAATCACAATCCTGTTCTCCATTGGATGGCCGGTAACGTAGCTATAAAGCGAAACAACATGGACCAAATCATGGTTACAAAAAAGCATTCTCCATCGAAGATAGACGGTATTTGCGCGGCGTTAATGGCTATCGGCAGGTACTTGTGTAACGAAAAGGGTGCGTACTCGTTTGAAACTGGAGGTGCGCACGTATTATGATCGTAAAATTAATAAAAAACAATTTTTTTACTAGATTTATATTCCTATTAACGGGAATAGGTTTGATGGGAGTTGGTGTGTTTTTGTGTTTTGGGCTTGGGTGGACTTTGATTGTTTCTGGTCTTATAATTTTAATTGATCTGTACTTCCCTGTTGAATTAAGAAAATCACCCTAAGGGTTAATAATGAGCATCATATGCGATTTTTTCGCAAGTGGTTTCAGGTCTGAGGACGATCTACTTAACGATCCCGCCGTATGGCAAGACAGCGGTTTCAATCATTCTGTGCCAACATCTTCCGGTATAACCGTTTCTCCCGATAAATCACTTACGTTGTCCGCGTATTGGGCTTGTGTATTTAATATTTCCAGTGACCTCGCCAAGCTTCCGTTGGACCTCATTCGAAATGGTACGGACGGGATTCGGCGCAAAGACAGTTCCAGCCGCTTGAATCGATTGCTCAACGTTTCGCCGGACGGGGCTATTTCCGCTTACAACTTTCGGCAAACCATTATGCAACATGTGCTTGCAATCGGTAATGGTATAGCCGAAATCGTTCGTGACGGTGCCGACAATGTGTCTGGATTAATTCTCATTCACCCCAACAGAGTTCGACTCGAACGTGTAGACGGCCAGTTGATCTATTGGATTCGGCGAGACGATAATAGCAGTGAAGAGCTTCCATTCGATTCACGAGATATTTTGCATATACGCGGTCTGGGTACCGGTGATATCGGTTATTCGGTCTTGGCGTATCAGAGCAGGTTGATAGGGTCAAGCTTACAGGCCGAAGATTTTGGGTCACGAATGTTTGGTAACGGAATGCTTGCCGGTAGTATTCTTGAGACGAACAAACCGTTAAACGATAAATCTATAGAAAACCTTAAAGCTCAGTTAGACAGGTTTCGAAGTCGCCAAGAATGGCATAAAACCCTTATTCTTGAGCGCGATTTGAAATACAAACCTCTGGAATTACCCCTTGCTGACGCCAAGCTGTTGGACGAAAAGAAGTGGACGGTCGAAGAAATAGCGCGCTGGTTCAGGATGCCCAAGTCACTGATTCAGTCTTTGGAAAACGCCACTCTCAACAACGTTGAGACAGAAGGGATTAACTACGTTCGCTACACGCTTTCGACGTGGGCAGAGAATATAGAGCAGGAATTTCGGTTGAAGCTGTTCCCGGAAAGTACGAGTTTCGAAGTGCGACACGACTTTAAGCAATTCATGCGGGGTGACCAAAAGTCCAGGTCCGACTATTATCGGGGTTTGTCTGCAATCGGCGCGATTACTCCGAATGAAGTGCGTAACGACGAACAACTCAATCCTATCGGTACTGAAGGCGATAAGACTTATATTCAGGTTAACATGCAATCCCTGGAGAATGCAAGCAAGGCGAAAACATCGCAGCCGCAAGAAAGCTCTACTATACCGAATCCAGGCGACAACGAAGAGAACGACGAAGGCGAAGAGCAACGTTTCATGTTGTCGAAACTGAATCCAGTGATTGAACAGGTTTGCTCGCTGCTGGAAAAAAAGGAAATCAACACACTTTCGTCAATCCAGAAGGTAGATGATTTAAGCTCGCGGGAGAGTAAGAGATCCAAATTCTACGCACAGTTTAACGAAAAGATAGTCGGTACTTTATCTCCGGTACTGGAGTCATGCGGGTTTTCGGATCATTTTTCGATAGCACGACAATTTTCTGAATCCTATTGCAATAAAAACTCTGGTAAGACGAATTGGGCACTCGATAATAATTCTAATTTAGTGGTATGTGAGGCGAACTCGATTAAGAAATTATTCGTATCGTTCGTAGAAAGGGAGTTTTGTAACCATGACTAAACAATGTTTTTTTGATCATCTAGGGATTTGGGCGTGTAAGCCCACTTGGTTTCAAACGGCGGTACAGAACTACAAACAATTCGGCCTGGAATATTTTAAGCAACTAACCGAATTCGAAGAATCCGAAAGTAACAGTGACAAGCTGGAAATCTTTGGTAACGGTATAGCGGTTCTCCAAATATCCGGTCCGATCATGAAGAAAGAATCCAAGTTCGGCGGCACCTCTACCATAAAAACCCGACGGTTACTTCAACAATCAATGCGCAACGACAAGGTGAATGGAATTATGTTGCTCGTAGATAGTAACGGCGGTCAGGTTAAAGGGTTACAGGAACTTTCCGACGATTTACAGGCGTCGACCAAGCCTGTACGCGCATTCGTTGAGGACGCGGCACATAGCGCAGCTTTACGTATCGCAGTGAATTCCGATAAGATAAGTGCAAACGCGCCCGCCTCAATCGGGTCGATCGGTACATTTGCAGTATTGGAAGACAGCTCAAAGGCGTTCGAAAAAGCGGGTGTCGAGGTAAAAGTTGTTTCCAGCGGCCCGTTTAAGGGGATGGGGGTAGAAGGCACGCCGATAACAAAGGAAATTCTTGCTGAGGTGCAAAAAGAGGTTGATTCGCTCAACGAATTTTTTCTCGAAGACATTCAGCGCGGTCGGAATATGTCGAGATCTCAAGTCAACGAAATAGCCGATGGCCGGTCGTTCCCTGCCAGAGAAGCGTTGAGTCTTGGATTGATTGACGAGATTACCAGCTTCCAAAAAGCCGTCGAAGAATTTAGTCAACAATTCCCCTCACCGTCTGCTAGAATGCGGCGGAGACTTGCCAGGCAGAAGGCGGTTTCCTAGAATAATAAAATTTTTATTTGGGTATTGACGATAGTAAAACTAAACTTAAACTATCGATTAAATAACGGCCAAGGCGTCGTTATAAATTCTATGGACAAAGCATAGGCCAAGGCGCCTATTCAAAAATCGTTTGCAAAGACAAGCGCAATCCATCGAGCCAGGACTATTCCGGCTCTGTTAGATGGATTGCGCTTTTTTTTTGCGTTGAAACTGAAACTTAAAAATGGGGGATAAGTGCAAAATGAACCTAGCTGAAATGAAGCGAAAGCGTTCCGAACTGCTTCGGAAGATGGAAGAAATAGACGAGCAAGCCCAGGCCGAAGGGCGCGAACTCAATGACGGTGAATTGGCGGTTACCGAAGATTTAATGTCTCAGGCGGAAGAGTTGACGAATCAAATTGAACAGGTCGAGAAGGCACAGAGTTTACGAGATCGTATAGGGCGACTTCGAGACAACGTTAATACGCCGGCAAAATCACGGTCTTCTCAAGACTACAAACCTTCTAGCGTAGTAACTCGTGAGCCTATCACGGCTACGCCCGCTTTCGAACAAGATCCTAAATGCGGTTACGCCAATGATCGTGATTTCATGTTCGAAGTCTTGGAAGTTGGTAGCGGACGTAAGCAAGCGTCAGACCGACTTCGGTTTCTCGCGGCTGTCGGTAGCGACGAGCAGTCCGGCATAGACGATCCGCACGGTGGATTCCTTGTGCCTACGGGATTCTCGCCGAACTTAATGCAAGTACGTACAGACGCGAATTTCATCACCTCGCGGATGATGGAAATACCGATGGCCGTATCGAAAGTCGACATACCAGCGCGGGTCGATAAAGACCATTCTACAAGCGTGGCCGGTGGACTCGTCGTAACGCGGCGACCGGAAACCGTAGCGCCGGGTTCAAGCCGATTGAAAACTGAATTGATCTCGCTCAACGCTTCGTCGCTAATGGGATTGTCGTACGTCACCGAAGAGTTGCTACAGGATTCGCCGATTAGCGTAGCTGCGCTCTTAGCAGCCGGATTCTCAGACGCCTTTAACGGGCAGGCCGTGGACGAAGCTATCAACGGCACCGGGGCGGGAGAGCCTTTGGGGTATCTCAATTCCGGTGCAACGATTGAAGTTGCAAAGGAAAGCGGACAGGCAGCGGACACAATCAACTACACGAATATAACGAAAATCCGTGCGCGAGTTTGGGGATACGGCAACTCAATTTGGGTGGCTAACCACGATACGTTGCCGCAATTAATGACAATGGCCAGCGCAGACAACGCGCATATTTGGCAACCAAGCGCACGCGACGGAGAGCCAGACTCGCTGTTAGGACGACCGATTGTCTTCACTGAGTTTACGCCGACGCTAGGCGACAAGGGCGATATAAGCTGTGTAAACATGTCCCAATATCTACACGGTACCTTGGGATCTCGCACACCGAATCGCGCGGAATCGATTCATGTACGTTTCGTGAATCACGAGCGTACCTTCAAGTTCTGGTTGCGTAACGACGGGCGTCCGTGGTGGAAAACCGCACTCACGCCAAAGAACGGGGCGACGCTATCACCGTTTGTCACATTAGCAGAACGAGCATAATTACCCTAAGGTTCGTCCGCTATCTGCAATTCGTCGGTTTTTGCGGGTAGCGGGCGATATCTCTACATAAAACAATTGGAGGACATACCATGCCTAGCGCAGTTTCCGTAAATAAAATGAAATCAAGGGTCTTGCACAAGTTATACGACCACGATCCGTCTACGGCGACGTCTATCGTTACCCCAGACGGTGGTACGACTCTTAGAACAGTGGATTTCTCTGAAATGGCGAGTCTCGAAGTCCAAGGGTTTTCTACCAACGCTACATTCACAGAAATAGAAATAATTGCGAGTGCACAATCGGATATGAGCAGCCCGGAAATTATCGCAACTACTGGTACCGTTACCGCTACGAACGATGCGCCTGCACGAGTTGAGTGCACCGCCGCGCAGGTAGCGGAAGTCTCCGGTACAAGTGGTAAAAAACTCCGTTACGTAGCAGGTCGGATCACGGCAAACGTAGCTACTGCTGAAGGGCCAGTTACTTATGTTGGGATACCTCTACACGCTCGCGACGGGTTGAACTAACAGAGTAAAATGTCGTTAAGCCTTGTAACCGCTCCGGCTTCAGAGCCGGTATCTACGTCCGATTTTAAGGAACATGCGAGAATAACGAATACGGACGAAGACTCGTTAGTCGCTAATCTGATTGTTGCCGCGCGCCGGTGGGTAGAGAATTATACCAGTCGGCAGTTAATAACGGCAACTTGGAGATTGGTTCTCGATCGATTTCCTTTAGGTGATTGCGAGATCTTGATCCCGTTACCGCCATTACAGTCGGTAGGTTCGATTACGTATGTGGATGAAAACGGTACTAGCCAGACTTGGGCAGCTACCGAGTACGTCGTAGATACGGCCTCTGAGCCGGGGCGAGTTTACCTGGGATACAATAAGTCGTGGCCGGACACAAGGTCGCAACGCGACGCGGTTACGATCGACTTCGATGCGGGCTACGGTAGCAATGCTTCCGATATACCCGAAGATATCATCGCCGCTCTGAATTTGGTAGGTGCGGATATGTTCGAAAATCGTGAACAATCCATTGTAGGCCCAACGCCGAATAAGGTGTTAACCTGCGCCGAAAATTTGCTCATGGACTACGTGCAACGGATAAATATACCATTGAACTAAAATGCGATGCGTGCCGGACTCTTACGAAATAAAATTACCATTGAACAGGTTAACAACAGCCAGGCAGCGGACGGGCAGTTTACCGAATCTTGGATCACCTTCGCTACTACATGGGCTTCTATTCAGCCCTTACGCGGTAAAGAACTTTCCGACGCCGCGCAAATGGGCGGTAGAATTACCCATAAAATCATTTCCAGGCACGTACAAAACGTAACGCCGGACATGCGGATTGTGCATGGTACCACGGTCTACCACGTTGAGTCCGCTTTTCTGATTGATAATCGCAACATAACCTTGCAGATAATGGCGAGACAGGTCGCAAATCAAAGTGCGATAACCGGAACAAACAGTTTCGTTTTCAACAACGACGATAGCTTCGTATTTAACAACGACGATAACTTTATTTTCAACGGGTGACTCATGGCGGACGTAAGGCTTAATGCAAAATCTTCTATAACACCGGCGTTAGCAACGTTGTTATACGGTTCAAACTCACCCCACGGTTCTACGGACGACGGCAATCTGACGCCGCAAAATCTGTTTGACCTTCTGGACACGTTTATTTCCACTGTTCTTACCGAGAAAGGCGCGCCGATCGCCGGAGACTTTATTTTAGGTACGGACAGCGCGGATTCGGATAATCTAAAAAAGTTTGATATCGGCGACCTACCCTTCTTAACGGCTGCTGGGGTTGCCGCGCTAACGAATAAAACTTTCGACGCGGACGCCGCTGGAAACTCACTTACTAATATCGAAGACGCCAATATCAAGACCGGCGCTGCGATCGCTCAAAGTAAGATAGCAAATCTAGTAGCCGACCTTGCAGCGAAAGCGGCGCTGGTTCATACGCATACTGAATCCGACATCACCGATTTACAGGCGTATCTAACATCCGTAGCTATTGGTGATCTGCCAGTCGGAAGCGCTTTCCAGAGATACCGCACAAACTCAGCCGGTACCGCCGTCGAGCAATATACGGAAAAAGCCGGTTTCCAATTTGTTATAGACGGCGGCGGCTCCGCTATAACTACCGGGATCAAGGGGTATTTAGAGATTCCTTTCGATT